AAATTTTCAAGGCGCTGAGCGATTAAGCGATTGTCAGAAGCCGCACCGGCAATAGCCGCCTTAACGTCGCTTGTTTTCAAGCTAGCACCGCCGCCGGGATTCCGAGCAGCTGCATCAGCGCGCCTACTGTCTGCGGCTCGCGTCCCAATCATACTGTAGAGATTCGCAGTCTGCGCTTGCGTTTGCTGGTTATTAAGACCCGGGGCCCTGATCTGCTCAGCAGCAGTCTTCTGGTTAATAATGAGACCAAGCGAACCACTTTCAAGCGCAGTTTTTGCAGCAGCGCCCTGCAGGGCATCCTTACGCGCGTTAATGGCTTTCTCTATAGCCTGATCGCGAAGCTCAATGGCCTTAATGGACAGATCTTCCTTAAGATCCTGCAGGCGAGCCTTCTTCTCAGCAGCCTTGGCCTTGGCTTCACTATAGCCGTCGATGCCAGCTTCCATCCCACTGGCCAGCGCCTGCATAAAATAGGGTGACTGGCTCTGCGCCATCTTCATACCGGCCTGAGCGACCGCCATCCATGTAGCTTGCTGCTTATCCTTATCAACCTGAGTAAGCTGAATGCCATAGCGCTCAAGCCGATCATCGATTAGCTTCTGCATTTCCGGGGAGATTGTAGTGGTGCGCTCAATCTCAGCATTTATGTTCAGGCCTTCGAGCTCTCGTTTGGTCGCAGCATTTTTAGCCATAGCCGCGTAATCTACCGGCGCATTCTTAGCTGCCGGCGCAGAAGCCGGCGCTTCTGGATTCGCTAGCTGATATGCCCTAAGCGCAGCCTGATTGGGGCCAACGTACACAGGCGCAGGCGGAGCTTCAGGCTGTTCCTCAACCACAGGTTCTGGTGCAGCCATTGGAACTGGAGCTGGAGCTGGTGCAGCGGCAGCAAGGGCGGCAGCGACAGGGGCAGCAACCGGAATAGCGGTAGGCGCAGCCTCAACAGCCGCAACGGGGATTTCTCCACCGCGAACTATCTGATCCGCAGCCTGAGTTGCAGTCATACCGGGGAACTTGTTCCGGTTCTTCTTGTAGAAGTTCAATGCCTGATCGTAGCTCACCGCCATCAGCTTAATCCTTTAGCCAGCCAAGACCAGACTTCGCCTTCTTGGCCTTCTTCGTATTAATCTTACCGCCGTCCTTGAAGCCAAGCCAGCCGCTCTTTCCGAACCCTCCAGTCGCACCAATGATGCCGATACCGCTAGCCAGCAAGCCGCCAATCTGACCAAGCTTCGATGGCCCGGGTGCTGTAGTAGACGTAGTGCCAGTACCCTGCGCAGATGGCTGGCCGCCAATTGAAGCAAGCCTTTGAACCTGTTCATACGGATAATCCCGCTGATTCATAAAGTCCTGATAGGATAGATCAGCAGAACGCTGACCAAGCTGCTGGCGCTGCGAACCAATCTGCTCAAGACCAGCAAGATCCAAGTTCTGCTGTGTCTGCAACTGGTTGCCAAGCGACGCCATATATGGAGCTGATGTAACGAAACGGTTGGCCTCAGTGTTGAACTGACCCATTCCCGATTCATAGCCTTCACGCATAGCCTTGTTCTGCTCAGACAGGGCTGCCGCATTGGCATCTCGAACAGCGCGGGCTGTAAACTCACCGCTCCGGCTACCACCAAACGTACCGCCACCAACGAAGGTGCGGTTCACCTGAGGTAGAAGATTCTCGTACAGGTTACGACCAGCAGCCGATCCAATTCCAGCAACTACGTTCTGCGTGTATGGGTTCATGTACTGCTGGGCTACGCCCGGCGCATTGAAAGATCCAGTGCCGCGCTGAAGCCCTTGATATGCAGATTGGAGATAGGGCTGATACGAACCCATGTTCTGCTGAAATCCGCTGAACGCCTGCTCTTGCTCAGGCGCAAAGCCAGCAACTCGAGGCGCACCATAAGCGGAATAAGGCTGTGACGTAGCGGCAGTTGCTTTGGAAAGAACGTCCTTAGCATACTGAGTGTACCACTCTGGGAGTACCTGCTCAACTTGGGTTGTATTCAGAGCCATTACTTAGAACCTCCTACCGCATCAAGCATGTGATCAATCCCCTTTTGCGGTTTAGCAATCTTCTTTACATCTTTACGTCCGGCGCGTCTACGCACCATATGTCGCATTTTATCAAGGCGTCTAACACCTTCATCTGTCGATCCGTCACCAAGATCAGAAACATCTTGTGCACTCCAGACGTACTCACCATCTGAGAGCCAAGCCGCGATCTTATCTTCTTGGCCGCTACCGATACCCTTAACCTGACCGGGACCAGTGTGGCCGCCGTTCTTGTGATAAGCCATCAGATGTGAAGCTATGTCGTCATCGACTTCTCCGCCTTCAGCAAAGGTATTCCCAGAAGGAACGTAACCAGCTGGCGTGTAATAGTCAGGTACAACATATTGTTCGTAAGTCGGCATAACCGGCGGCGCTGGCTGCAAATTCCGCGCTCGGGTCGCAGAAGCCGAAGCGTTTTGGTATGCGTTGCTTATCTGCTCGCCGGTTGCGCCGGGTTGAGCGTAGGCATTCTCAATGCTGCTCATGATTTGCTGAAGTTCTTGCGGCGAGTAGTAATTGTTGTTGGGCAACTCGGCGCGATACCGTTGGATTGCCACATCCGCAGTGTACGCAGGGTTGGGCCTGTAACCTTCACCAGTGAAAATGACCGATGGGATGCTGGTGGAGGACGCAGGCGGTGGCGTACCCCTCGGCGGTGGCGGCGGCGGAGGCGTTCCAATACCAGCTACTGGAGCCTGAACGGCCGTGGCTGGTGCCGTGGCTGGCGCAGGCACTGCCGTAACCGCTCCAGTTACAGGATTTTGTGTGAAGAATATAAATTCCTTCGGCTGATCACCAGCTGCCTGACCATATGTGAAAGGATCAAACCCAATGTTCGCGATGCCACGCGCGCCAAAGATATCGGAGCGTGGACCTACGTCATACGTACCACCCCTTGGAACCAGCGGAACTGTCGGCGGTGATGTCGGTGGGATTGTGCCCGGGTCTATTAAGACAACGTCTTTAGGGTCCGGCGGCGGAGGAGGCGGCGGAGGCGGCGGTGGTGGTGGCGTCCCCGGCGGTGGCGGCGGTGGAGGCGGTGGTGGCGGTGTTATGACCGGTTTTTCGCGGCCAGTGACAATCGTTCCCGGTGGCTCCGATGAAGGCGGTGGCGGCGGTGGAGGCGGTGGTGGCGGTGTTATGACCGGTTTTTCGCGGCCAGTGACAATCGTTCCCGGTGGCTCCGATGAAGGCGGTGGCGGCGGTGGAGGCGGTGGTGGCGGTGTTATGACCGGTTTTTCGCGGCCAGTGACAATCGTTCCCGGTGGCTCCGATGAGGGTGGCGGTGGTGGCGTAGCGGTAGCACCCGGCGTCAGGACTGTGCGGCCGCCGCCAGTAACAATGGTTCCCGGTGTCTCTGTTTCATCGTTGGTGCTATCTCCGGTATCGGTACGGGGCTCCCCGCCTCTGCCGCCACCAGTCGTTATGACTGGGCGACCACCGGCAGTGACGACGATGCCATTAGAACTGCTAACATTACCACCAGTGCCAGCAGGGATTGCTACGCCTGTGAGGGGGTCAAAGCTAAGGCCTTTGAGCGCATTAGGAATTAAGTCTGCGTTAATGCCGGCATTTGGTGCTGATGACGGGATTCTAAACCAGCCTCTCGTGTCACGCCCAAGATTGATGCCAGTAGCATTGCTAATATCACCGCCTATGCCAGAAAGGAACCTAGACGCATCCCCAATGCCAAGGAAGTTTTTGTCTACAGCTGTATCAAACGCTTTGTTGGCAGCGAATGTTCCAAGCCCTGACGTTACGCCAGAAGTTGCCGCATCTTTAAGGCTGGCTCCAGTCGCTACTTGACCGCCGAACGTCCCAATACCGGCACCGATTGCCTGACCAGCGCCTTGAGAAACACCTACAAGGCTCGGGAGAATCTTACCACCAATCTGGGCACCGGCAGATGTAGCTCCGGCAAGGGCGGTACCCTTAAGAATTTTGCCAATGCTATCGCCTCTAACAACTCCAGACGCGGCTTCAACTGCCATCGCTGCACCTACAGGGCCGAGAACGGGGGTAAGAATTACGGTTCCTGCAATCTGAGCAACTTTGCCCAGCAGCTTACCAAACCAGCCATACGCAGGAAGCCCTGTCTCAGGGTTTATTCCCGGCTCGCCCCACATCTCGCGGAGCTTTTCCATTTCGTACTTGTTGACATGGACCAGCTCAGTGTCGCCATATTCGTTCGCCATTGGCGAACCTTTGACAGCTTCAGCTGCAGCTACGAGGCCGCCGCTTTTATAAGCACGAGGCTTCGTCGTAGGGATGTGAACCCAATAGCGTTCTCCACCGATTCCTGCAAGAGTTGCCATGCCTAAGATCCCTGACTAATCACTTCATTAAAACGCATTGCCCATTCGCGCCAATCGTCAAACTGATATGCGTCTGGAACGCCAAGAGATGCGAGTGACGCAATCGTTGATAACCCAGATGCCCAGTTTTTCCAATCGCTTTCGTCCATAAGACGAGCAGCAACGCCAAAATCTTCAATCGACGGAAACATAAAGTCCGCCCACTCTACCACATTGTCTACAATGCGCGGGTCAATAGTGGTGGTAAAGACGTTCGCCATTAGCTCTGATACCTGCCATCAGCCGCTTCGATGTGAACAATAATCTGCCCCATCTGAAAATCCCCACCGACCGTGTTCGAAGAGAACCTGAACCGAAGCTCGCGCCGCTGCTCCTTAAAGAACACCTGCTGCTCATACTTTTCGTTCGCCACAGCCGGGAAGGTGCGCAGCGGACCATAGACTTCAGGCGCACGGGCGTTGATCCTGCCCGTAATCTGAGCCGTCATGTCGCCCTGCTGCACGAAGTCAGGCTCAATCATCTCGACGTGGATTGATCGACTGCGCGGAGTATTATCAGTGAGCAAAGATATATCGCCCGTCTCAAAATAGCTTTCGATTGCGTTGAGCGCAGAGCCGTCAATCTCGTCAACGCCAAACTCATGCTGCCAAATGCGGTATAGATCCGGGCCATTGTTAACCACGCGGATATCTTCGCTTTCAGTAACCCGCGTATCACCGCCTTCTGTGATGCGGATGTCAGGAACGCCGGGGCTAATTGGGTTGATGTCAGCAAGAATCGGGCGGTTCAACGAACCAGCATAGATACCAGCAGAGCGCCCAATATTCGGCAGCTCCGTGTCGTACCACGTCTGCTCGCGGAAGTTATAGATCACAGCGTGCGTGCATTCAGTCGCATCGCCACGCGGATAGCACCACCAGATCTCGCCAAAGCGCGGAACCTTATAGGCAAAGATCTTATTCGCGTATGTCTGGTTCAGACCATCAAAGAAGTAATTGATGTTCATGTTGTTCGGCACTTCGCGAACGACACCGTTGTACATCATGAACCGGCCATCACCGACCCAGAAATAGATACCGTCATACTCAATAACGCCATTGGCCGCGATGATTGACGATGACGAACTGATCGTATCAAACGCAAACACATCCGTACCACCCGTGTAGTATGTGCGGATCAGGCTATCGAGCGTCCACAGTAGGCCAGCAGGGTTCTGACCACCACCACGCAGCGGAAGGCCCTTGACGATCTTCGAGGAGGCAATGAACGCATTGCCAGCATCGCCGGTTGTAAAGTTCGTGGGATCGTTCGCATCCGACCACTTCACGAAACCGTTCTGGGAAAACATAAACAGGTAAGGGTGCAACACCACAATGCCACCGCTCACGCCAGCCGTTGGAATTTGCGTTAGGGGCGCCGTAGTATAGATGTCGCCGATATAGGCGGGATAGTCTGTGCCGGTTGAAATATCCGTTGCGGCATCTGTGGCGTGCGCGATCAACACAGTTGAGCTACCAGACCCGTCGAATAGCGCATCAAACTGCCACATGAATTCTGGGCCGCCTGTGTATGTCGTAGGTGCGCGTGAAACCAAAGAGCTTGTGCTGCCCGTTTCATCAATCGTCATGCGCTGCAGGCCCTCACCATAGCCCATGTGGGTAAAGGTGAAGTTGTTTAACGACTGCAGGTGAAACTGATTGACGACGCCTTCGACGAAGTTCGTAATCTGCCGATACCCGCCAATCTTACGCGGCAGCCCGCGCTGAAACCGAACCCACTGTCCGTCAACGTAAAAGTTTCCCTCGAACCTCGTACCATCCCGTTTGATACCGGGCTGTGAATTGATGTTGACGGGTACTAGGGTCATTAGATGACCGCTTCAGGCCATACGATGCTGAACGGATTAGCTTCGGTGGTTATGTCGCGCAAGGTTTGGCGATATGTAGCCCACGCAGCAGCGTCTACAGGCGCGTCAGGTAGCTGCGTCCAATCTGAAGCGACCAACAGCCTGTTACGTTCGGCGCGGATGATATTCCATTGCGCGCCAACCTTTGCGGCTGACTCATCTGCGCTAAGGTCCGTCACGATGTAGTTCTGTGTCCAAACGCCGTCGATCAGCAACGCTGGGCCTTCTTCAATGTGCTGTGTAGCTGCATCGTGATATGGCGGTGTGACGATCTGTTTCTTGTGGACGCCAAAATGCTCGACCTGTTCGTCAGTCAAACGGCGGACATAGCAATAGTTATCCGCGTCCCACTGCGTCGGCTCTACATCAAAGATGTGCCGTATAAAGGTGTCGCCTTGGGCTTGGACATACCACATTATTCTGCTTCCTTTGCTTCCCGCTTGGCGGTTACACGTACAACAGCCGCATCGTAAGCGGCTTGGTCTTGGATCTGTTCTTTTAACGCGGCCATGATTGCGCCTACATTGCCCATTTGCTTGCGCGTATCATTAAGTCTTTCAGCTACGCTGGCTGCAAACTCATTGTCTGTAGCGTTTGCCAACAGATGCTCAAAGTTCTTGCGGTCAAAGTCGTAGTGAAAATACTCAACCTCACGGGCGTACATTGCATCCGCTAGGGTGTCATATTTGTAATCATCGCTGAGTTGTGTGTAGATCATATAATGTCTTTCTTTATGCGAGAGGCGAAAAGGCAACGCTGCTGGCAGTAGGGGGTAGTGTAGCGGGGTCGGCGTATTTAGTACCAAAGCCCGCGCCGACGCTCCAAGAATATGCTTGGATAAAGGGTGAAGTGTTGGCCCCTACGGCAATAACATTACCCGCAGCGTTAAAAGCTACGCTGCTGGCATTGCCATTAGGCAGCGTAGCTGGGTTGGTATATTTAGTGCCGAAGCCTGAACCACTCCACGGGTATGCTGTAACAAAGGGAGTTGTGTCGTGCGCTACTGCGATTGCGTTCGCCGCAGGGCTAAAAGCTACGCTGTTGCCGGCGCCAGTAGGCAGCGTAGCTGGATTGGCGTATTTAGTGCCAAAGCCAGTGCTGACGTTCCACGGGTAGGCTAAAACATACGGAGTTGCATTATTTCCTAGAGCGATAGCATCACCAGCAGGGCTGAAAGCTACGCTGAAGCTAGCCCCAGTAGGCAGCGTAGCGGGATTGGTATATTTAGTACCAAAGCCAGTACCGGCGTTCCACGGGTATGCTGAGACAAAAATTGATGTGCTGTGCGCTACAGCGATAACATCACTTGCAGGGCTGAAGGCTACGCCGTAGGCAGGGCCAGTAGGCAGCGTAGCTGGATTGGTATATTTGGTACCAAAGCCAGTACCAGCGTTCCACGGGTAGGCGGTGACGTAAGGAGTTGACGTGTGTGATACAGCGATAGAAGTGCCCGCAGGGCTAAAAGCTACGTCTTCGCCGTCGCTCGTGGGCAGCGTAGCTGGATTGGTATATTTGGTACCAAAACCACTTGTGCTCCAAGGGTAAGCAGTAATATTAGGGGAGGCGTTATGCCCCACAGCAATAGAAGTGCCGGCGGAGTTAAAAGCTACGCTCATGCCGTTGCCAGCAGGCAGTGTAGCTGGGTTGGCAAATTTAGCGCCAAAACCAGTGCCGACGGTCCAAACATATGCTGTGATGAAAGGAGTTGCGGTGTGCGCCATAGCTATGGGGTTGCCAAAAGCCGAAGCTGTACCTGTTTGATACAAAAAGTTTGCCATCCACTTGGTCGCAGTAACTTTAATTGCCATTAAAGTATTATTTGGTGAAACAGTTAGCCCTCCTGTTGTTCCGCCCCCAAACACCAACGTGTCGCTAGTTATAGCAATGCCGACTGTTGTTCCGCCGTTTTCTACTGTAAACAGCACAACCGTGCCAATTGGAAACGCGACGCTGGCGTTTGATGGAATAGTGTATGTGCGGATAGTAGTGTCAGCTACAGGGTGAAATATCTGTTTGCCTGCGTCGCCCAAAACTAACGTGTAGTCAGCAGATTGAATGTTCTGCGGATACGCCACCGCGTTTGATGGGAGCGCGGTAGATGCCCACGTCGTGCCGTTGCTCGTCAGGACGTTACCCGCAGTGCCGGGTGCGACAGCAGCCACAGCAGACGTGCCGTTACCGATCAGTACGTTATTAGCGGGTAGTGTTGCAGCACCAGTCCCGCCATTAGCAACAGGCAGCGTGCCCGTCATCCCACCAGTCGCAGTAAGCGTACCAGCCACAGTGACGTTCGCACCATTCGCCGTCAGCGCGGTAACGCCGCCAGACTGCAGCTCCAGAACACCAGAGCCGTCGCCAGTTACGACCGCGCCGCCAGAGGTGTTGCTTGCGTTGATGGTTGTTGGCATTGGTTATTCTCCGAGTGCGGTAATCTGCGTCTGAAGCGCTTGAAGCTGAGCGAGGAGGTATTCTTTTGTGGGTGGTGGTGGTGCAGGCGCGGGTTCAGGAGCTGGTCGAAGGTCCACGAACTCGCCGTCTACGTAAGACCAGCCAATGCCTGCGCCTTCGGGAAGCAAAACCCAACCTTGCTCGGCAGCGTAATCCGCCTCAGCTTCAGCAGCGTTAACAACCAAGCCGTTTTCAATAATTGCGTAAGAAGCCATTATGTGTATTCCTCAACGATTACGATGCCTGATGTTCCTGCTCCACCAGTCGATGCCCCGCTCGCACCTGTACCGCCCGCACCATAGCCTGTAGCCGCCTTAACTCCTTGGTCTCCGTTAGAGGGGCCACCGAATCCTAGTATAGAACTGCCTCCTGTGCCGGGGAGTCCATTTGTCCCACTTGGGTAATTTCCACCCATGCCAGCCTGACCACTAATGTTTAAATCTCCATTAGTAGCTGTTCCGCCATTGCCGCCGCCGCCGCCGCCGGTGTTTGCAGCGCCCCCAACACCGCCATTACCCGTTAATGTAGTAGCCCCATAAACAAAAGTAGTGTTACCACCATTATTGCCAGCAGTATTAGCAGTTGCCTGCGCTGTCCCGCCTGAACCAATAGTTACCGAAGCAGTTGAAACTCCCAAAGAACTTGCAAGTTTTTTAAAATAACCACCCCCACCGCCGCCGCCGGCTCCAGCAGTGGTAGCAACACGAGGCCCACCCCCACCCGCTCCGCCACCAACACCCGATACGAGTATAAAATTAGTCCCCGCGCCTTTAGTCCACGTTCCAGAAGCCGTGAATACCGTAGTACGGAGCAACGATCCCGGAGTCGCGGATGTCCATCCCGTACCATCACTGGTCAGGACGTTACCCGCAGTACCCGGCGAAGTTAACCCAGTGCCGCCATTAGCAGCCGCCACGTTACCAAACGACAACGTACCAGAAGCATTCGTCTGCAACACCTGACCAGCAGTCCCATCAGCAGCAGGCAACGTAAACGTAGTATTCGCCGCCAACGTATTGGGAGACTTCAGCGCCACATAGTTCACGCCATTAGCGGTAGCCTCAGGAAGCTGCAGCTCAGCGCCCGCGATAGCAGAAGCCGTGACCGCAAACGGCGTTACCTGCGAGACAGCCTTCGCCTGCGTAGAAGCGTCAGGAAACGTAATCCCAGTAGTGCCGTCAATTATCGTGCTCATATGGATTACTCCGTGGATGTTACGTCAGTCGCGATTACGTCAATCATTTCCGGAACATAAGGCACAGGTTTTACCAGAACGCCATCGATCCAGCCATCGCCATTCTCTGCGTCGTCAGGAACTTCGGTGTCGTAGAAGACTGCGACATCTGGGTGGTAGATCTCCGTTGGCTCTGAGTGAGCTATGTCCCGGATACGTTCGTTTTCAATCCATGCCTTGCGCATATTAGTAACCTTCAGTAAACAAAAGAACAACAAGGCCTAAGCCGCCGGCACCGCCTACGGGTGAGCCACCGCCACCCCCGCCTCCGCCTCCGCGTCCGCCATCGCCAGCATTAGCTTGATAGCCATTGGCGCCGCCGCCACCAAAAAAACCACCGCTTCCACCCCGATAACTTGTGGTTGATGAGCCTCCGCCTCCTCCGCCGCCAAAACCTCCGGGTCCACCGCTCCCAGAAGTAGCTGGACCTGAGCCTCCACCGCCTCCGCCGGGGCCGCCAGCCCCGCCGCTAGCGCCAGTCGCGTTTACCGCTGAGCTCGCGCCGCCACCACCAGACAAGGTTCTATTGAAAAGTTGAAAAATTAAGGGCTCAGTGTTAATGCCTGCGCCTCCAGCTACTGGTACGATGCCAGAAGCGTTGCTGTAAACAGCGGGTGTGGCTAATCCCGGGCCACCAAAGTTTTGAAACGCACTGTTGGTAACTGCAATTGCTGATCCACCCGCGCCGCCTGTTCCGCCACCGCCGCCACCGCCATAGTTATTCAACCCGTTTCCTCCAGCGAATCCAGCTCCACCGCCACCGCCGCCCCCACCGCCGCCAAGGTCACCTTTACCACCAGTGCCTCCGCCGATGCCACCGCCACCGCCACCAGCCGAGTTTCCGTTTGCGCCACCACCCGTGCCGCCGTTTCCGTATGGGGAGCCTGCAGCTCCGCCGCCAGAAAAGATGTTTGTACCACTTGCACCGCCAGCCCCGCCAGAGAAAGTAGCCGCGCCGCGCAAGGTGACTGGGGCAGTTCCTGTGCCTCCTGTTCCCGGTGTAAGGGTGACAGCGCTTGTTCCACCTGTAGCGGTTAAAAGCGTACCAAAAGAAGAAGTACCCGCAGCTGCGCCAACGGTAATAGTCGGCAAGAGTTGGCCCGGAACTACATCAATAATACCGTAGGCAAAGCCGCCGCCACCGCCGCCCGCAAAGTCCGCACCATTACCGCCACCACCAAACACAGCAACGCCCATTTGAAAGATGTTCGCAGGCACAATCTCCGAAGAGGTTGTAGTGGTGATTATTTTGGCATTGGTCCAGCGCGCAGGAGCTACGCGAGTCGCATAGTTAGGCGGAAGCGGATAGCCGTAAGTTCCCCGGTTCATTAAAAGTTACCTCCGTATGCTGTGATCCTAAGGCCAGTCTGAGCGACGCTTATGGCTGCGCGCAGTGAGTAGCCGGTTGGTAAATTCAACGGCATGATGTTCGCATTACCGTTGCTTGACAGTGCAAAAGCAAACGCCGGAGCAGTCGTGCTGCTCGTTACGGCCTGTACAGGAACCTGCTGCCAAAGAATGTAATTTGTCCCATCGTATACGAACAGGTTAACCAAACCAGCCACCGTCGTTGCGACGCCCTGAATTTCAATATAATCGATACGAGTGCCAGATGCGCCCGCCGTCAGGATCGAACCAATCGTGACTGGTGCTGTAAGTGATGTATCAGACCCCGTCAGGTTAACTGATCCAAAGACTGGGGTTGAAGCATATTGAGCCGAAGTAGCCATTTACCGTTCCTTAAATTATCCCAAGCGCCGACTGCGGATTGCCGGGTGAGGTGTTGCCGCCGTTTACAAATAATACAAATGATTCCGCACCGGTAACAGCGGCTTGTGAAACCCACGTAGTGCCATTTGAAGTAAGAATGTTGCCAACAGTTCCGGAGGAAGATAGCCCCGTACCACCGTTCGCAGCAGGCAATACTCCCGTCATCCCACCCGTAGCTGTCAAAGTCCCGGCAATCGTGACGTTGGCTCCGGTTGCCGTCAGCGCAGTGGTGCCGCCATTTGTTTGAAGCACCAAATTGCCAGTCGTATCGCCGTTAACGACAATCGCCTGTCCGCTGGTTGTTCCGGCTGTAATCGTACTCATCTTAGATCACCACCCATCTAGCACCTGAAGAAACCGTGACCGACATGGCTGAAGGGATCGTAATAGGCCCAATAGACATGGCGTTCTTAGCCGAAGTCACAACATAGCTTTCAATAAGCGTGCTGTCACTAAGGAAAAAGCTGTTGACGGCATTCACGGTTTTAGACGCCAAGTTACCCGTCAACGGGTTAAACGTATAGTTCGGGCTGCTCGTATAAACCGTGAGAGCAGCACCAGAAGTCGCGTCGGCAAAGATTGGGAAGCGCGTAGCGTTCGTCGTCGTATCGTTGCTGAGCGTAGCTCCTGATGGGGCAGCAGCGACAGATACCCATGTTGTGCCGTTCGACTGCAGGATGTTACCATTAGTACCCGGAGCAACAAACTGCACGGCAGATGTACCATTTCCCAGAACCACATTGTTTGCCGTCAGGGTCGCAGCGCCCGTGCCGCCGTTTGCTACTGGTAGGATACCGGACACGCCACTGGTCAGAGGTACATAGCTCCAACTAGCTGTTGAGCCATCAGTGGTAACGAACTTACCGGCGTTCCCAGCTTGGCCGGGAAGAGCAACCGAGAAGGCTGTGCCGATGACGAAAGCAGTCGTCGCGATCTGAGTTGTGTTTGTGCCAGCAGTTGCCGTAGGCGCAGTCGGCGTTCCGGTGAGCGCTGGGTTAGCAGTCAGGGCAATCGTCGTTCCGCTGCCGCTGGTTGCGTATGACGTACCCCACGCAGTGCCTGTAGAATAAGCAATACCAACGCCGGGGAATGTGTCTGGGCCTGTATTAGCAATCGTGATCGAGCCGGTACCATTCGTGACGGTGATACCAGTGCCAGCCGTCAGCGTTGTTTTGGTCAGTGTATTGCCGGTGGTGTTACCGATCAGCAGCTGGCCGTTCGTGTAAGTCGTCTGCCCAGTGCCGCCCTGCACAACACTGATTGGAGTTGTAAGGGCCGAGAGCGAGGTAATATCAGCGTTCGCACCGGATGCTGCTGCACCAAGAGCTGCGCGTGCTACAGCGGCGTTGACTGCCGTGAAGACGCCAATACCAAGCGATGTTCCGCCAAGGTTAACCAGAGCGGCTCCAGCACTCGTTGCGCCTGTACCACCCTGAGATATGGCAATCGGTGAGCTAAGGTTATTTGTGTCGGCCTCAACGACGTTCGTGCCATCACAGTACATGATTGCAGCGCCACTCTGGACAACAGATACGCCAGTGCCAGCCGCTGTCTTAACCGTGAGTGTGTAGCTTCCAGTCGTAGTGTTCCGAATCCAGTATTGCTGGATTGTGTTTGGAACGACAATCTGCATATTTGCGGTCAGGACGCCGCTGAACTGGTAAGCAATACGGTTCAGGTCTGTACCAGTTAGCGTGTAAGGGCTGGGCTGGCCGGTAAGGCTAATCGACACATAGTCAAACGCAAACGTCGAACTCTGGCCATAGCCAATCGTGTAGAAGCTAATCCCGTCGGTGATGATGCGTGCGCTGTCACCGGGATTGAATACTAAATTAGCCTGCCCGTTAATCAGCTCACCGCCTGCAGGCTGAATCGTAAGGCCGCCCGTGCCTGAGTTACGTGCGTCAAAGAACCAGTCATTGGCCGCCGCAGCAGCAGACGGCATCGTGAACGTGCCAGCGCCGCCATTCCAAACGAGTACACGAGCGCGGTCAACGGATGTGAGTGTGTAGTTAGCCGACAGCAGTGTCGTGGACGCCGCCTGATTTAGCGTCGTGGTGATTGCCTTGAGTCCGGCACCAGCCAATGCGCTTGCAGATGGGGAGGATGTACCAACGCCATACTGGATCGGACGCCACGTACCGTTAACGGTCGCGTTGCCCGTGAGGTATATCTGCCACGCTTCACCAGTTGCAATCGTCTGGATCGTATTGCCGCTGTTATCAGCGACTGTGAATGAAAACGCGCCGACGTTGAAGAACAGAGCAGTCTGACCGACACTTGCCTGCGTTGCGTCAGGCATACGGATCGTGAGGCTGCCAGCAGAAGGCGTAACATCCATGATGGACGCAACCACATTGCTGTCTGTTGCGAGTTCAGTAGGCCACGTCAGTGTGACGTTTGCTGAAAGAGCTACTGCACGATAGCTTACATCAGCCGGATAGACGACTGTGCCACCAAAAGTATTAACGAAACTGGGCACTACATCAGTCCTCCCTGCGAACAATACCGCGATCAACAATCTGGCGAATATCCTCGCCATTAAGCGCCGCGATGGCACGGTCATAAAATGCCTGCCAAATTGGAATAATTTCTTCGTTCTTCAGGAACGGCGCAGCCTCCATAAGAGATGCGTAGAGCAGCGCGTTAGGCGCGTATTCCGTAAACCAGTTTGTCTGAACGTCATCGCCGAGAAGCGGTGGCAGCTCATAATAAATTAGCTCGTAAGGAAAATCATCAGACGGCGTTGGCGCAAAGAACCAATTCTGATAGTCATAGTCAGCATAAAATCTAGGCGTTCCAGTCAGAGTCTGATTTGGCCAATACTGCCGCATGTATTCGTAAGCACGCGGGAAGATCTCCTGCGTAGTATTATAACTAGCGCCAGTTCCGACTCTCATGCTGACGGTTTCACGCCAGCGGTCAGGCTTTGAATATGTTGCCTGCCCCTGAATCATTGCAGAATTAACAACATTTACAGTACCTTGAACCTTTAGCTCTCTCGCCAGACGACGTTCAGCAAGGCCAATAAGACTTGGGAGCTGCAGGTAAACCGAAGGATCGGTAGCCAGCGTAGCTCCACGCTCCAGATAATTCCGGAGGTCGTTGAGCAAGCTGGTGTACGTCATCGCGGTGGCCATGTGATAATCCTTACATCAATTCCTCAGGCTTCACAACTTTGATCTACAGACCTGATACCCTTACAAAATTTAAGTTACATCACTTTACAGCTACTGCATCTACCCACGCTTTAACCGTTAACCGATGCTTTACGCTACAGTCTGCGTATTTTGCAAGTATATCAGCTTCCCAAAGAGCCCGCTCAGGGTCGATCATTACCATTGGCGGGTTTTGTAGTGTCGGGCACTGCCCCGCTAGGTTTGCCGGAGGCAGCGGCATTGGCGTCACTGACACCGCTTTCGAGCACCCGGCGCAAAGCATCAGAACCAGCGCAATCAACAGGAACGGCAGGAGCCGTTTTATATATTTCGCGTATGGTGTTGGTACGTTCGGTTGCCACGACATTGGCTTGATCTCGTTCGGATTCGTAGGTTTTTGAGACATCATCTACTACCTCTTGTTTTTTGACTCGTAGTTTTTCAGCCTTCTCTAGCGCCTTTGCAAAGGCTGCATCACACTGCCAGTCACGGACTTTATACCCAGAAGCCGCGCCTATAATGAGAGCGCCTGCCAATCCATATATCATAACTGGGTTGATTAAAGCCATGCTGCGTACTTCTTCGTCTTCATGCGGCGGTCGTCAAGACCATGCGTTCCGCCATTTATACGCTTTGTCAGAGCAAGGATCGCGCCTTCGCCTGTGCCTTGATCGCAGATTGACCAGAGCTTGTTGCGGTCGAAGAACCACAATGCGCTTTCAAAGGCAAGTTCCGTGGCAACCAAATCGGGATTAGTCATTACGTCTGGGCGTCCAATATAATCGGAGAACGCCTTGAAATTAAATTTGCCCGTCAATTGCAAGGCTCCTCGGCCGCGAAAAAGCCAGCCTTCGCCGGATGCTTCGTCGCCATTGCCCATGCGATTAGCATAGACACGGTTGGCTATTTTTTGCGGTTTACGTTCATACGCTCTAGCCATTGCCTCAGTCGGGAAATATTTACCAAAGATGCCGCGAAGCCCTTTGGCCCCGTAGTTGAGGTTTTCGCTAAAAGCCTTGAAGCCGCCTG